AGTAAGTGTTGCTACGTCTGGGTTACGATAGTAACCTACCTTAACTGAGGTAGTAGCATTAGCTGTTCGTAGTTGCAGGTTATTACCTGCTTCGTACCAATAGTCAGTAAATTCTTGGTTATAGTTATTCATTATTATATCAGCTGGTATTAAGCTGAATTGTCTTACATAAGCATCTGCTACAGGTGTAGGATTATCTCTTACATATACAGGTTTCCTGAACCTTACGAACGGTGCAGCTGTAACATCTATGCTATATCTATTATCTACTGTGCTGGTAGTAACTAAACCAGTAACAGGTACTTCAACTAAGTCTCTTGGAAAATCCTCTAGCTGATGTAGGCGCAATGTAGCTTTCTTAATGCAGTATAGTGTTTCACTAACTAGATCAGGTCTGTTAGTAATAGTATATACATCTGCTTGTAAATCAGCTAGAGTAGTCATCTTCAATCCTTAGTTATTTAGGTGATTTGCTTTTCAGGCTAGCAAGTTTAGCAGCGATAGCATCAGCAGTTACAGCACTGTCCTCCAATGCCTTAGCATTAGCAGTTGCTACTAATAAGTCATGATCGACTGATAACTTGTTAGCATCGCGAATAGCCTGTGCATCTTCAATAGCAGAGAATGTATCTGCTAACTCTTTAGCGGCAGCATCAACCTTAGCTTGAGCTTCATCAATAAGCTTGGTTTTAGCTTCTTCGATTAGCTCTTCAGAGGTTTTAAGTGCAGCAGTTGGGTCAATAGCTGCAGATAAGAACTGATTACCTTCGCAATCAGCATCTAGTTCTGCTATCAACGCAGGTCTATCAGTGGTAAAGTTACCATTCTTATCGAATAGTACTTCGTATCCTGACTTTGTTATGTGTTTACCTAGACCAGTCCAGGCATATGTTTTAAGTTGTGGCATGGTTGTTCCTTAGTATCTGTAAAAAAAAGGGCTAGTCTTTAATACTATCTAGCCCAGAGAGGGCGGGAGTACTACAACGTAAGAGTCTTAAGCAGCAGCAGTTAAGTTGTAAATAACTGCACAAGCAGGTGGATTCTTAACTAAGAGAGTACACTCAGTAGTCAAGGTACCACCTACAGCATCAATACCGTTATCAACAGGGTCAACATCATTCATACTAATGTTGAACTCACGGTTCTGAGTTTTACGATCACCAAGATATGCCATCTTAATACAAGCAGGGTCAACAACAACTGCCATCTTAGCATACATTGGGTTAGAGTTAAGCAATGGATGCTCAATGATCTTAAATGACCCGCGTGCAGAGTTGTAAGTAGTGAACTGCATACCCCAAGAAGTCTGTTCCTGTACCAGTTGGTAAGTACCAGCCAGTCTGCCGATGTTGTTAAGTACTCGCTTAGCAGTACCGCCAACAAACATAAGACGTTCGTTAGAGTTCTGAGCATCAGAAGCTTGGTTAAAGCAAGGTTCCAAAGCAGTTTCTAATTGAGTACCAGTAGTAGTAACACCAGCAGTAGTTACATTAGGGGTAGGAAAGGCAGCAGGGTAGTTAGCAGCATTAGACAAGATACTGATAATACCATCCATAGTACGACGTGGTTGTGAGTTATTGAATGCGTTAGACTTACGTCCGAACAACAACGCTTTTTCAATATCAGTAGCGTGGAAAGACATACAATCCATGCGAGATTCAGCAACATTACTATCACCTGCAATTACTTGTGTAGCTCTAACTGAGTCAGAGATAGACCAAGAGTTGCGGAAAATCTGAGTGAAGTTACTAAGTCTTACAGGAGTAACACCTAATGATTGCGGACGAACACTACCTTCTTCGTAAGCAGAACCAATCTGGTAACAGATCATACCAGAGACAAGCGCAGTAACAGTACCAGGAACAGCAGAGTAAGTACTGTTAACGTTACGTTGTACGCCCATTGATGTAGCAGACAAGATACTAGATACTACTATAATCTCGCCAGTAGGTGCACCAGGAGTACCAGTAATAGAAGTAGTTACCTGTAAGATCATACCAGGAACCATGTTCTGAGTACTATCTACAGTAAGAGTATCGAAGGTATCTTGAGCAACAGAGGTTGCACCAGCTAACGCAGTAGCAGCAGATAATCTGATAGAAGGGAAGATCATTGTTTTAGAGAAGTAACCATGCTCATAGTTAAGAGCTGTTTCTTCTCCAAGCATTGATGTAAGTCCAAACAATGTAGCAGAACCGTTAGGCATTAAGCGTGCAATAGTTGCAGCGAATGACTTACGTGCTAAGTCTGTTTGCAGGCCGTTAGTAGCGCCTGAGTTATAAGATGTTAATAAGCCAACTTTACCGCCAGCTGCATAAGCATCAACAATAGGAAGTGCCATGATAGAATCCTTGCAAGTTATACCTGCATTAAATAGTTAATATTGATTATGGAAGTGTTGTAACTAAGTAGTATTTAGTTACCCAGTAATGCCATCCAGTCAACTTCGCCATGTTTAGCTGAAGGAGCTGGTGCTACTGGTTGAGGTGCAACTGCGGCTGCGAAGGTAGTAAGGTAGTTACTTACCATATCCTTCAGTTCAGCGGTACTTGCTTGTGGGAATTTCTTTGCCAGTTGTTGGTTCAGTGCACCAATAATAGGTGCTGCTGATGGGTGTGATAATGCAGGGTTCTCAGTTCTTAAGGTATCACTAACCTGATACTTCTTTATCATATCAGGAATGCTAGAAGCGAATTTAGCTTCAGCAGCAGCAAGCGCATTCTCAACAATCTTACTTGTAGCATGTGCAGATTGAGCGTAAGTAGCTTGTGCTACTGTATTCATAGCAGCTGCGAAAGCAGTGGTAGCTCCTTCTCCACCTTGTGTTATAGCAGCCATAGTTTCAGCTGGTATAATACTAGAGAAGTTAAGTTGCTTCGCAGCTTCTAAGAATCTAGCAGGGTCATTCTGTTGTGCAGCAGTAGCTAGTGCTTCCGCTGTAGGAGCAGCATCAGGTTCCCACAAAGTTGAGTAAGTATCCATAGCTGATTTAGCAGGAGCTGTTGGATTAGCTGGGTCAACAAGTAGGGGTAAGTTACTTGCACTTGGAACTGTATTATTAGTTTCAGCTACAGTTGCAGGAGCAGTAGGTGCTTGTGGTGCTTTAAACATATCGAATATAGACATTGTAGAATCTCTTAGTTAGTATCAATAGAATCGGGAGTTGTTATAGTTACTGCGGTATTATCTGGTTAAATCTATATCTAAAGGTGCAGGGTTAGCATTACCTAACAGAGCAAGCTTAGCTTGTTTGCTAAGTTCTACTAAGTAAGTTACTAAGCCTATTTGACCTTGCAGTTCTGCCTCTCTTTGAAGGTAAGTTAGTGGGTTAGCAGTATCGTACTTAAGGTTAAGTTTCTCCTCAGCTAGTGCTGCTAGTTCATTTTGTAAACAAGCTTCTTGTAACTCAGTTAACACTTGACCTTGTAATTGATCAGTAGTACTAAGATCATAAGTAGTGAACATATTAGTTACTACTTTTTTGTTTAATGTTGTAGTAGTTGCGATCATTTTACTGCCTCTTTAGTTTGTTGGTGGTTAGTACAGCTGTTGGTTGGTTGTTAGTATCTTCGTTCGCATAGCTAACAGCTAAAGCGGCGCAATAGTGTAATGGATAACTTCACCCTGAAGTCAAGAGTTCGCTACGCCTGTAACTAATATATCTTCCTCTGCGAAAAGCCGCAGAGAGTATATATGAGCCACAGCTAATGACTTCAAGGAACCCTAAGTTACCATTGCGCTATGCTTAACCGCCGTAGCTGAAATACGCCATGCTTCACTGAGTATAGCTCTTAGTGACAAGGGCGCGCGAAACAATTAGTAACTACTGTTGCTGAGGTACAGATAGCGCCATCACTTGCTCTAAGATAGTAGGAGGAGTAACCGGAGCCGGACTACTCATTGCAGTACCATCAGGGTTAAGACCGTAATCACTAGGCTTAGGTTGTGGCGGTAACTGCTCCTGTTTAATCTCAGGGTTATCCTTCATTACTTGCATAATAGTTTGTTGCCATTGAGCAGTAGCTTGTTCTAACTGAACAGTACCAGAACTCTTTTGGAACTCACTGATAGCAGCTCCCTGTGTTTTCATTAAGTAACTGAATAGCGCACCAATATCGTAAGCACCAGCTATCTGAGGGGATGCGCCTAATACTTGCAAGGATGTTTGGAAGGCTTCACCATTAATAAGCTTATCACTAGGTGTAAGTCCATCACTAATCTTAAACTTAAATAAGGCAGTCCTCAGTGTTACTGGGTCTATCTTAACCTGCTTCTTTGCAGTTCTGTTAAATAACTCAGTACCTCCTTGGTATTGCAAGATGTTAAGTTTAAGTATCTCTTTAAGAGGAGTAAATGTTTGCGCCTCTATAACAATACTAATACTCTGAGGTCTACTTGCAGCATTAGACATAACATCACTATATTCATGCTGTGTCTTATTACCCTTAACGAACTGTCCTTGCTGTGCTTTGTTCTGTCCAGTAATAACATCTGCGAATCCTGTAAACATTGGTATCTGTTGCAGGATAACAGCACTCTGGTCATCACGGAAAGGGAAAGCATATACTGCTTCTGATAAGCTCTTACCGTATGCTGATGGACGACAAGGTATCTTAGCTGCAGGATTAGGGTTATTAATATCTGCTTCCCTTATCTTACTAGGGTCGAATAAAGCACGATCACTAATAGCTCTACGGCGAGATGCTATAACTGATGACATCAATGCAGATGTAACTTCCTGTACCGGCTTTACATTACTAGCAAAGCTCTTAGTCTGGTAGTCTAAGCCATCTTCTAACGGCTGGCATACCAGTATAGGTAGCATGTTATGAGCGTTAGTTTGACGCTCAATATAAACTGGTATATCGTTAACGAATATGAACTTCCATACCTGAGGAGTATTAGGACTAGGTACTCTTAGTGCGAAGTCACTAGGTATTATTCTACCGTACAAGGTAGTTACTTCATAGTCGTTCTTATATTGTATCTTAGTGCTAGATTTACTAGCTGTAGCCCAAGCTTCCCAGTCAGTGCCTGCATGCGTGTTAGTATTAAGCATGGCTTCTGGGTTAAGTTCTGGCATGTAATAGTTACTACTATTGTTACCGAAACCTGTCTTTACTCCTGACTCAAATGCCAGTACTACGTTATCTACCAGCTTATCTGGTAACTTATTAATGAATGCTTTAAGTGCTACCCTGCTCTTACGTTCTACATAACCTGCGAACTCACCTTCTAAGTGTATTCTACTAGGAGATACGCGAGTATCTAGTAACAAGTTATATGGGTTAAGGCGCTTAATTGTATTACCTTCCCAGATAACTTCTTTAGGCTTACCTTCCTTAGAGTCGTATGCTGTATCTGTTTCTATTGCAGCACTTACTTGCTTATCCCAAGCAACTTCCAGTGCGAATAGGTTGTATTTAAAACCATCCCTGAATGCTAAGTTAAGTTCCCTTGTCCATCCACCCTTAGTAGACTGATCATCTAGGATAGTATCCATTTGCAGTGCTGCATCTTCATAACTAGGTGATGCTACACTACCAAAGATAGGTATACCTGTTAGGAACACGCTAGACTGATATGCAACAGCTGCTTCTACTTGCGGCATAACAACTGGTACTACCATGTTTTGTAACTTAGTGCTATCCCCGTATTTATTGGCTAACTTAGCCCTCATGTTATCGTTGGTATTATCGTTCTCCCGCATATACGCTAAGTCAATTCCGCGCATCTGTTCTCTTAAGTTCCAGTGTTGCTTACTAAGTTCTTGGCAAGATTTCTTAAATGCAACTATTCCTTCTTGTGATAACTTACTTACTAATAATGCTGTTGAAGCTGCCATCTTTGTTCCTTAATTATAGAATCTGTAGTATCGTTAGTACCTCGGTAAGGAGAGGCTAACAGGTGAGTTGTGAGGCTCCTTGCCTCCTGCTATCTAAAATAAGCAGTTATCTTCTACACTCCATACGCTACTAGCAGTAAAGTCCTCGTTACCAAGTGGGGAGTTTATGGTAATTAAATGCTCTAGCTCAGTTAGTACTCGTGGTGCGTAGGTTAATAAATCTAATATACCGTCTGAGTTATTAGTTTTCAGAGGATTAAACTGCGTTATTTGGCTATAAACTAAGCTTTTAACTGCTGGATGTATTACTACTTCCCCTGCTATAAGCTGTTTAAACATTGTTAATATCCGTGTATTCTTAGCTAAACTACCGCTATATATAGGCACTGATTCGATTCCTGTGATACCTAGTTGCAGTATTATCTGCCCAAACCAGTAACATAAGGAATACTGATAGGCATTAGCTTCTATAACTACTAATCCACAGCCATGCTTAAGTGCCATTGTTATTGCAGTCTTAATAGTATCTCCAGGAGATAACCTATCTTCTTTAAGTTCTACAAGAGTTGGTATACCTTCATAGATATGAAAGCAACCGATAGATACAAGGTCGCTGTTAACTTTATCGTTTGATGGGTCAATAACAATGAAGGAACCAGCACTGATACTATCAACGAACTCATACTTAGGAATCCTACTGAGATCAATAGCACTATTATTAGAAGCGTGTTCATCGTTAAGTACCTCACTATAGAATATATCAGGGTAACCGGCAGCTAAGTCAGACGCAAACTCCTCCTCTAACTGCTTAATAGGTACTAAGGCTTCCCACAGGCTTGTACCGTCAGCTAGTATCGCACCTGCTATGAACTTAATCCATGTAGGATTATGCTTAAGTCTACGTAAGATACTCCACTTAGTAGGATACATGTTACCTAAGAAGATATAAAGGCAACCTGTCTGTGCCTTCGCTTTCATACAAGTACCTACCATCCACTTCTCAAGGTTAGTACTTTCTATCTGTGATTCAGCTGCTTCTCTAGTCTGTATGTCATCAAATACCATAACATCTGGGCGAGAGTTCTTAAGTACTATACCTCGAACACCAGTACCTACACCTATTCCTTTAAGTATTATGTTACGACCTCTGAAACCGAACTTCTTAAGTTCCTGTGTATCTTTCTCTAAGCCTACTCTCCAGTCACCAAATACTTTCTTTATATTATCCTCATCTAGCATATCTACTATATCAGCTAGTATGTTCTCAGCTAGTGAGGAACTAGCAGCAACTATCAGTATAAACCTCTTGTTAGTGAATAATATGCAGTATAGTACGAATATCTTAATTAGTGATGTCTTAGCAAAGCCTCGCGGTAAGCCTAGTGCAAGCTTTGAGAAATCTCTTGTCTTATGTGCGAAACCTAGTAACCAAGTCCATATAGCTAGATAAGTAATAGGGAATGCATGTTCTATTACTTCCGGCATTGCAAGTGCTGCTAGGAAGTCTAAGTTATTCTTAGCTAAGGCATGTACTTGTTGTTGCTCAAAGGAGCTATCTACTGTTTTCTCCTGAGCAGGTAGTTCTTCCTGTTCAACAGGAGCAGTTACTAAGGGAGGAGGAAGTTCCACCCTATCAGGTGCAATACCAAGAGACCGCTCAAGGCTATTAAGTCCATTACTCTTGTATGTCTTTGGTATCTTCATGCTGTGCCTTACCTGTGCCTTACGGCTAATATCCTGCTAGTTGCAACTTAATGCTTAGCAGTATAAGTTCTGCCTTAGCCTTATCATTAGTTATGTGTATGTTGTTAGGAGCCTGAGCTATAATCGGAGCTGGCGGTGCATCCTTAGCAGGTTCTACGCGCTCTAGTAACTTATTTATTCTACGTTGTTCCATCGCTAATAACCTGTCTATCATCTCGTCTGTGGTTTCCTGCATGAGAAAGCTCCTTAATAGGGGGATTTATAATGTTGTCGGGAGTACCGACTATCTTATCTACAGTTTTTAATTCATGGTTCTTAAGTAACATAGATGATGACATAGTAACTAAGGTTTGTATCTCTTCTCCACTAGCTACTTCTACTACTTGGTTGTTAGCATCAGTAGTAAACCGCTGCATTATCTGTACAGGCATAACTAAGTTAACTACTGTATTATTAATAGCTGTATGTTCCGGTGCTGATGCTCCTCTGCGTTTCGCACCATTAACTACCTGCATAACACGAACTAACTCCATAGGCTTATAACACATATCTATAGACTGCTCAAGTTTCTCCATTACCTTATCTTCTAAGCTATCATATCTCTTATCTCTGGCTGTTGCATCTTGCAAGTTAGCAAAGCGTAGTTCCGTAACCTGAGCAGAGAAATCCGGAGATGATAGCAGTTGAGATACATAGGAAGGAGTTACCCCTGCTGCAGATGCTACAACTTCCGGAGCTAAACCATTACCTAGCAGTTCCAGTATGCGAGCAGTATTACCTTGGTATGTTTGTTTTGCAGTAGCCGGTAGTAGTTCATTCATAATAGTATTAGCAGGATGGAGTTGTAACGATGTTGTGAGTGATGATAACCGGAGGAGTGAGGAGATAGCTAGCTGTGATCTTCCGCACATTACCTATAACTAAGCAGTGATATAGCTACTAACTAAGCAGTGATATTTACCTATAAAAATTTAGAAAATTTGGGACGTAGTAATAGGATATCATCCGCGCGAGGGAGTAAAAAGGCTAGTACCCCCCGTCTGTCAGCTGTTAGTTGTTAGTATTTATTTGTTACCTGTTAGTATTTATTTACAGTTACCTATTGTAATCAGTATTTATTTGTGATATGCTATAGCCTGCTATATGGATATAGTAGTTTAGGAGTAGTGTAGGAGTAAATAGAAAAACCCCCTTAATCTTTTGGAGTAGTCAAGATGTATATTTATATGATGGTAGCAGTAACAGAACAGAGTGACCGCGTAACAATGGAAGTAGTAGCAGAAACCTTTAGTGACGCCGTTAAGATGTTAGAGACTAATTGTATTAATTGCGGTGATTATTTACTGGCTATTACCAGTATTGATCGAATGCAATTGGTACGTTAACATTACAGATTCTAAGGAGTATATTGTTATGAGTAGAAGTATGATTGTTAGAATGTTGATCCTTGCTAGGTTGAGCCTAGCAGATAGTAATAGCGGCATCCCCTTCGCTGTTAGTAAGGCACAGGCAATGCGTGATATTAATTTCTGGCGTAATCAGTTGCGTGTGGTAGGTGTATGATGGCTACATATAAAGGTTATAAGTTTCTGCTTGTGGTTCGTAATAGTGGTGCAAGGCTTAGGAGTGAACTATATCCTAGTCGCCATGAGTGCGCCATTGCCTTAATGGACACCTTACAATATTGTGAGGTTGAGATACATAGGCTACTATGTGTAGATGCTTATGGACATGAGACAGTTGTAACCTATCCTATGCTCAGTAACATGTAATCATAGAGATAACCTAGAGATAACCTAGAGATAACTAAGGTTAAGCCAGTCACCTATTTTTAAGTACTGGCAACAAGATACTAAGGAATAAAACCATGAACACTATTAATATTAAGATGAACTTGTTAGCTGGAATGAACACTGATGTTATTCCGGCTGGTGAGCGTATTACCCGTATAACTTACAAGGCTAAAAGCAAAGAGGAGGTAAGAAAAAACAGCTTAGGTGCATTTATACCAGTTGTTACTAATGATCAGCTTGATAGCTTGATAGCTGTCCCGGTAATTAAACAGTGGATAGTATCTGAAATAGCTAAGTTACAGGACAGCCTTATTAGAAGTTATATTGATGGAACGGCCTACAGCTCTGTTACTGGTGTTCCTAGTACTGAGTTTGATGTTAGTGCCATTGAATGTGAGATAACTAGACAAATGGAAGCATCAAAGGAACGTACTAGACTAAGTGGGGATAGTATAGTAACTTGGTTCAAGGCTGATGTAGCCCCAATACTAGCAGCCACATTTGCTGGTAAGCTAGGAGTTACAGCTGAGGATAAGAAGGTATTGGGTATCGTGCAGGCTTACGAGGATATTATGAAGCTGTTAGCAGGTAACAGTAAGATGGAAGATAGCCAGCTAGAGAATTTAGTTAAGTGCATTGATCTAGTGGAAACTAACAGTGACATGAAAGGCCGGTTATTAGCTCGCATCAATACCCTTAGTACACCACTCGTTATTGATATGATGAGCCTGTAAGGTATCAGTCATGTTCATCATATATGTAATAGCAGCTGTAACGATAGGATTAGTACTGATACTAACTGGATTACATCTTCTGGAGCAAGGTATCAGCTAGTA